GTGAATCCCGCCAAAATCATGTACAGCCCGGCAGGGCGCGATCCAAGACTGTGAACACTCGGCTGGTGCATCGTCAGTGTAGTGCCCATCATTCCCCCAGTTCGGTCAGTATCACCTCGCCGCTTGACACGGATGCAGAGAAAGCCAACACGATATCCTCAACCTTACCGCTCACGCCTTCGATTACCCGCGTAGTGGATGCGGGCACTTCATACCCCGGCGTATTGCTTGTGCTTGTCAGGTACAGCGTCACGTCGGCGCTGCTGTTATTGTACAGCTCAAGGTTGTCAGTGTCGGCATGCAGGCTGATTGACGTTGTATCCGTGCCGGATGACGTGGCTGTCAGCGTGTCGTAGACCGCCTTGACCGGGTTGAAATACGGCGTGTCTGCCGTCTTTCCCCAGCCGTCCCGCGTCAGCAGTTCATGTGTTTCGACCGACTCGCCCGGCGCAACAAAAACCAGACTGCCGGATGCGTTCGTGACAGACCGCGTCGCGGTCGAATTGTTCGTATAAGTCGGCATTGTTCCCCCTATAATCCAAGTAGAAGTTTGACGCCGATAGCAAGCTGAGTGAACCCCATCGGCACAACAATCAGCCACAAATATCTGATCTGTTTCCGTGGGCATGACGCCTGATAAGTGTGCATTTTGGTCAGCACGCCGTCTTTCCCGGAGATATCTTCTATCTGTTGCCGAAACTGTCCCTGACATTCCCGGAGCTGGCGCAACTGCTCATCCTGCACCGCCATGTGGCTGAGTGTTGTGGCGATCTGCGCCAGCTTTCCGTCCTGCTCCTCCAGCTTGCTATATATGCGCTTGATATCTGTGTCGGTCATCATGACCTCCGACGTTAACTTGATGCCGTCATGTCAAGCAGATAACCGCATGCCTTGCTGATCTCACTCTTTGCGGAACCATCCTCATCATAGGAGGTGAGGAACGACTCACTGGAATCATGCCGGACCCTGAGAACGTCGCCGCGGACTTTATCGTCACGGTACTGCTCAACAATCGGCATGCTGCCGTTCTGCCCCTCGTTCCAGAGGAACGTGCGGCCGATAGACGGGTCTGTAATGTCGGCGGCCTCGGATGACGTTCTGCACAGCATGGCATACGTGCTACCCCAGATTGCCGACAGGCTTGCATCCTGACCCTTTTTGGCGCTGTTGTATATCGCCCCGGCAACCAGGATTTTATCCAGGTCAAACACGGTCCGCAGGTGCTCAACGGTCACCCTCCCGGTTTTGGCGGCGTCGGGGAAAAGCTGATACACCTGTTCTTTCAGGTCATCGTTCTGCCGCAACCACTTGTACCCTACCCACGGGATAATCAGAGTGTTGGGCTCAATGCCGTTGTCACGCAGAGAATCTTTCCCCTCGTCGATGTCATAGACAGGATCGGCTGACGCCGTGGTTGACCATGCAGTGGTGGCGTTGGTGGCCGAAAAATTGGACACGTTGAACAGCTTACCGGCAACCCGGTTTTCATGCGCCCGGAGAATCTTGTCTATCAGCATCATGGCGATAGTGGTTTCATATGCAAATTTGCTCGAATAGATCGCGGAAAGGCGGTCGTCAATCGGATATTCAAGGCCGTTGTCGTTGGTCGTGTAGAAGCCTTCCTCGAACGCTTCCGCAACACGGTTGTATCCGCCCATTGCGCTGCGTTTAACGTCATGGATGTTATACAGCGCCTCTTTCGGCATGACCGGATATGTTGATGTATATTCGGCCACCGGGAAAATAGGCATAACTTGCAGCCCGATAAATCCCATCGTGGGTGCCGCCCTCATGCCCTCATATACAGCCTGCCCCAGGTCAGGGCGGCTTAACGTGGTATCATTTGTCGGTCTCATAATATGTTCACTCCTTTTCGATTTTTATGATGTCAGAATCTGACGGGTGTATTCCAGCCAGAGGCCCACAACAATCACGTCGTCAGTGCCGAGCGTGCCGTCAGTGGGCTGCAAGGTAAGAGAAATCACTCCGGGAGCGCCGGACACGTCAGACGCTGAGATGGTAGCGGTCTCCTCCTGCAAGGTTTTTGCGGTGGCATCACCGGTCATGGCGGTAGTTGTGTCTCCTGCGTCTGCGTCTGCGTCATAAAGCGCCCCGTCGGTCAGGAAAAAAGCGCCCACGTCAAACGTGGTGGCGTCGCCCACAGTCGCGCCGGTCTTGGCTGCCAGCACATGCACAACCACATCTTCGCTCGAATCCAGATCGGGCGGAATCACAACATTCGTAATGATCGGGTCGGGGTTGGCGTGGTTGTTCCAGCGTATGCCGATGGCCTCGCTTCCGAGCGTGTCGATGCCGGGAGTTGTAGATGCGCCGTCGGAGAAGGCGGCCAGTACAGTGCCGTCAACCTCGGTGGCTCCGAGCAGGTTCACGGGCGCGATGGCCTGAGCGGATGCAATGTGCTGATAAATCTCCTGCAAAGCCGCCTCAACGGTGGCCGTGCTGGTAAACCCGCCTGAATCCGTGATTGATACGTTACCGGCAGTTGTCGCCACACCAGGATGCAGTACGGCTTCGATGATGTCGCCCTGTGCCGTCGCAGCCACAAGTGCCTTGAAATACGCCGTGCCGGAGCTGGTATCTGCCACGCGGCCATCATCCGCGCCGTACAGGTCTGATCCGGCGGAAAGTGCCTCGTCTGCCTCGACCAGGAACGAACCGTCTTTTGCAATGGGCTGCACGGCAATCGGATCGCCGGACTCTGCATTGTCCAGAGTAACCCCGATGAAATCCTCCCCGGCATCCGCATAGGACACGGTGACCGGTGAGGTAGTATAGTCAGACCCTTTCACCCGCCGGTAGGCTGCAAGTTCCTCGCCCGCCGTGAATGTTAAAGGGCCGTCAGTGTATTTTGCTTGTGTCGTCATGATGTCATCCTCCGTTTATGATTTCTGCTGCTTTTTCAGCCATGCCTGATGAAGCTCCGGCCTCTGAGCAACGACGGCTTTCAGCGCGTCGGCCCGTGAGCAGTTGTGTTTTGTCTGATACTCGTCAACCAGCTTTTCAAAATCCTCGGCATTGTCTGCACTGCCGCCGTCAACGTCGTTTGCCGTGTCCGGTGCGGATGACTGAATGCCGTCCAGAATCTGCTGGCGCGTGTCTCCTGTGTCCTGGTCTCCATCGTCTCCGGCAGTCTGCTGACCAAAAAGGTCACGGCTGACCCTCACCTGCTCCGCTGTCATACCGGTTTCGATCACCTTGCTCAGCTTTTCCCTGGCATCCTCGCCAAGTACGGCTTCAACCAGCTCAACCGTCTGCGTCTGCCCGTCTTCTGCTCCGTCAGCACGTGCCTGGTCAACCTCCTGCCGAACCTCCGCCCGGCCTGATTCCATGACCTGCGCGTAAAGCTCGGCATGCTCTGTTTTCAGTGTCTGTAAGTCCATAATATTGACTCCTGTGTTGTTGTTATTAATTTCCGCGATCAAGTCCTCCATGTTGCTGATCCGATCAGCCAGCCCGGCTTTAATCGCTTTGCTTGTAATCACCATGTCGCCTTGAAGGTCGATCACCTGCTCTCTGGTCATCCCCCGGTTTGCCATGACCGTTTCAACGAACACCTCGGCAATGGCGTCGGCGCGGGCTTGATATGTCTGCCGCCCCTCGTCTGTTGCCGGGTCCGGTCGTTTTTTCGGTGACACGGATGATATGATTTCGATTGTATTGTCTGACCTGCGGCGCGTGGACATCACCACGCCAATTGACCCGAACTCCGCCGTGTCCGCACCGACAATATCATCAGCCGCCGAAGCGATCCAGTAACCGGCGCTGGCGGCATAATCGCCGACATACGCGTAAACGGGCTTTTCAACTTTAGTCCGGATAAACCCGGCCAGCTCGGTAATCCCGCCCACCTGACCACCGGGTGAGTCGATCTGCAAGATAATTGCGGTCACGTCCGGGTTTTCAGACGACGCTCTTATTTCCCGCATGATGCCCTCTGCCGAAGGGAAGCCAAATACCCATGACAGGATATTGTCATAATGGAATATCGGGCCGATGATTTCGATAACGGCCACACCGTCACGAATCTGTGTGTATTCCGTTTTATCCGGGCGGGTGCCGTTTCTCGCCATAATCGCCTGCACCGCTCCGGCACCGGCGGCGGCATCCTCAACCTGAGTCAGCCCTGTTTCCGTAATGGCCCATGCGGAGTGGTTCAGTACCTGCGATAAATCATTGACGGCACCATTATCGGTCGTGGTGGTGGCACTATCGCCGCTTGCCCATGTGCCGCCGGTGTCATTAATCCGAACGTTGTTGTCAGTCCAGTCCATCCTCGCCCCCTTCTGCGCTGACAGGCATCTCCGCCAGCTCTTTCTTTTTCTCGCGGCCTCTCTGTTCAACTTGGCTTTCCCAGTCCCTGCCCTGCTCTGCGGCCAGATCACCGAGTGTTGCAATATTGCTTTGCAGCGCCATTATGTTGGCCTTCATTTCTTTGAGCGGGTCTACATGGCCCTTGCTCGGCCCAATCCACGTACAGTTTGTGTATTCGGCCATAGCGTCGTAAAAGTCCGGGCCGCCGGGCGGCAGCGTCAGCTCGCCGCGCAGCCATGCTTCCTCTAAAACCATGCACCATACCGGATGACAGTAATGGCGCTCAAGCCATGTGCGGTACAGCTTGTACACACGCCATGCCTCAAGCAGGGCCGCTCGTGCCGAGCTGTAGTTCGTTTTGGAAAAGTCCTTTGCCACGACCTCGTAGGGCATGCCCACAGATGCGCCGACGGCCCGCAGGATAGTCTCAACAAATCCATCAAACGTGTTTCCGGGCCGCTCGTTTTTCAGCACATGCGGTTTTTCGCCGGGGTTGCCGTACATGATCTGTCCGGGATCAACTTCCTGATATTTGATCTCGTCATCGCTGCCGGGGTTCTCCGTCGGGTATCCGCTCGTAAAATCAACCGCGTTATTTTTCTCGACAAAGACAGGGAACGAGCTGGCCACGATCGCGCCGACCAATTCAAAGTCCAGATAGTCAGACAGGTCTCGGAAAAACTTCATGGCCGGTGCAAGGATAGACACGCCCCGAACCCGGTCCGGCTCTTTCGCAGCGGCATGAAATGAGTGCAGCACACCGGGCCGATGGCCGATCCATGCCGGGTAATATGTGAAATCTTTTGACGTAAGGTGCAGGCTCATCCTGCCGCTTTTCGGTGTTGCGACGTAATACCCGGAAGGGCCGCCGGAGGTGGTCAGCTTTACACCGTCCCTAATTGACTGGTTGCCGGCCAGATCAGAAGGTGTTGCCATGCGCTCGGTAGACAGCGCCTGTAATGCCAAGCGGACCTTTGACTGTCCGGGCATGGGCGGGTCTTTTCGCATGGTCGGCAAAGACAAATATTCGCCGGTCATCAAGAACGAGTAGATAGTCTGATATTGCTGGTCGCCAAAGTGTAAGCGGTTGTTGATGTCCGAGTGAGTAGACCATTTTCGGAAAACCCACTCGGCATTCTCAGCGAACGTTTTGGCCTGCTGCTCTGTTATGTTTAGAAGCTTCCACTTCGGCTGAGACTGCGGCATCAATCCGCTGCCGACAGAATTGACGGTCATTGATTCGATGCAGGATGTGGCGTGGGGATGGTTGGCGGTCAGGTCTTGCGCCCGGCTTGTTACGGCCTCTCGCTCAGTCCCTTCGTTGTATCGTGTCAGCTTTTTGACGATCCAGTTGAAAAGCGTGCCTTTCTTCTGGCCGCCCCGCCGCTGAACAGGGCCGACGTTTGTAATAGCCGCCTTGTATTGCAGCCGCTTAAACCCGGTCTTTGGCGATACATATCCGATTACCCGATCAAGGCGTGACGGTTTGATTTTCATCGCCTAACCCTCCCGCGAACGAAAACAGGCCCCTGGGTGCCGGAAAGGGCCTGCTTCTCTGACTCTAAAAATCGTAATGTTTTGCGGATTTCGGGAAGGTCGGCATAGGTGAGTTTTCGGCCGGATGCGTCGGTAAACTCTCTACCTGCGGCAACGTCCTTTAACGCCGCCTTCCATGCGGTAATCTGTTCGTTAAGTTCTGTTACAGTCCATATACTCATGCAGCCATGAGATCATCAAAAGAAGCGGCTGTCTGTAACGCATGAAAAGGATGATACAAAAGAAACAAATGATACAAAAGAAACAAATGAAACGGGATTTTCAGTATTGCTTCAAGTTTTTGTCGTTCATCACACCTCCGCCTCATCCCGCTGCTGCCGGAACGATTCAACCGCCGCCTCCGTGATACGAATGCAGTGTGCCGTCCCAAGCCGTGACGCAGGCAAATGACCACTGTTGATAAGCCTGTAAATGGTCGCCCGGCTCACGTTCAACCGTCTGGCCGCCTGACTGACATCAAGCAGTTTCCCTGTTGTCATGATCGCCCCCTGTCATGAAAATGATTAATCGTTAGCCGTATACCGATCAGCACAAGGAAAAACAGAATAACCGCGCCGAAAAACCACGGCACCCAAAAGAATACAAATTTAAACATAGCCTACCTCCTGTTGAACCACGACGGCCTCCGCCGTGCGCTCGCGTTGTTTGTCCTGCCGGGTGCCTGTCTCTTTTCCGGTGCCCTGCCACCCGGCTTCCCGGTGCGTAACAGATTCAGCCCGCCGCCCGGACACTCCGGGTCAACGAGCGCATGCGCGATAACCTCGGCATCAAAAAGATGATTTTCACCACGCACATGCACCCAACCCCCAACTCCCTTTCTGTCAATCTGCTTCTCCTCGGCCATTATTTGCCTGACGTAATCATTGCCGGTTTCGCCATGCAGGTACGCCGCCTGCGGGTCGCCGTCGCCCGCAACAGCCTTTGACAGCCGGAAATGGTACGCATCTTTCATGTCATCCGTGTCGATGCTGATAATCTGCAACCCGCCCGGTATCGGCTTGCCTGACGGTGCCCGGTCCAGCGGTTTCCCCACACTCAACTTGCCGGCAAGCCTCGTATTTGACCCTTTCGTGCACCACACACGGCACCCGCGGCCCGTGCCGTTCTTCCGCACCCACCAATAAACCTCCTCCGTCATGGACATGGCATCATCAAATTTTGTGCCGCCGATATCGATGCCCGCACGCCATACCGGCAAAGACCGCTTCCCGGCCTGATCCGGATACGCCGTCTCGAACAACAATCGTTCAATGTCCTGCCATTCCGCCAGATGACCGTAATCAATAAGCCATGATGTGTAATCGGCCGCCCACGCCCGGACTGCAAACCAAAAGCCGTATTTCTGATTGTCAATCCCGCATGTCAATACCACGGCATCCTCCGGGATAGTTTGCGGCGGCAGATCAACCCGTGCTTTCAGTATCTCCGCCTCGTTCGCCTCAACAACCACTTGTTTCCACGGCTCGGCCAGACTGGAATTGACAAACCCCTGTATCTGCTTGAGGTCGCCGCTTTTCACCGCGTCGATCCATTCGCTGACCAGATTCTCAAGACGACCGCCGGGAAACAGGGAATACAGGCGATTTGTGTGAAATCCGATTTTCCGGGCATGCGTCGGTACCTCCGCTCTCGGCACCATTCGGCCCTGTTGCACGGCCTGATTTTTCTCCACTGTTGACCAGATCGCCTCACACTCCCCGCACTGATACCCGGCCGCCTCGATCTGTTCACGGGTCGCCTCCCGGCCGCCTTCCCATACGACCTGACCGACCTGATGCAAGGTGCCATCCTCTGCTCTGTACTGACCATCCACGCAGCCAGACGCGTATTTCAGCGACCACCGCATCGGCTGCATCTGCCCGCATTCCGGGCAGGGCACGTGCCAGTCATAAATCACGTCACAGGACTTCAGCTCCCGCGTGATCCGTCCGGTGTCAAGCGTCGGTGTTGACAGTAGCGCAATCTTCCGGTTGGCGAACGTATTGGTTCGCTCTTTGGCCAGCCCGATGGCGTCGCCCTCGTTGGTTGTGACCTCGTATCCTTGCTTGTCGATCTCGTCACAACACACGATCCGGAACGGCCTCGATGCCAAGCGTGCCACAGAGGATGCCCACGCGAATGTCAGCCTTGCGCCATTGATAAATCCCAGCTCCCGCTTAGTCCACTGGTCCTTGTCCGGCAGGTGCTGAAGATCCGGAGATTCAAAAAACATTGGCTGCACACGACGCCTGGACATCTCCTGTATGGCCGTGTCCTCATCTGCAAGCACAAGCATGATGCTGGACGGGTCTTGATCGATATAATACCCGATAACATTCAGCATGGCATCCGTCCCTCCGATCTGCGCCGGTTTGCAAAAAACCACGGTCTCGACATCCGGGTCAGCGAACACGTCCATGATGGGCGGCAGCACCGGCACCATGCCGGACTGATACGGGCCCCTGATTGCAGCGTTCGTCAATACCCGCTTCTGTTCCGACCATTGCGTCACCGTCAGCCGGTCTTTCGGGCGTGCTGTCATGATTTCATAATCGGACCAGATCATTTTTTCCTGCCTTTCTTTGGCTTTGGTTGCTGCTTGCAGAACTTTCCGTACCGGGTGACGCGTTTGAACATATCCCAAACATATCCCTCGATGGCTTTTCTCATGCCCGCCTGATCCTCTCCCTCAAGGAGCGGCGGGAGGGCATTCACCAGACCGTAGCAGCCGTTCTTGTACTCGGCCATGCGCTGCGCCCACTGCTTATACACCGTGTCTTTTGGTATCAAATCTTCCCGCGCCTGGCTGACCTTGATCTGGCCCTCCTCGGCCTTTGACCACCAATACTGACGCTTGGCCTCGTTCAATGATTCATCCCCGCCCATCTTAGCCGCGCGTTCGGAGGCGATGTTTTCCCACCACCAGCCAAACACCTTTTTGAGATCCCACTTCCCCCGGCTCTCTTTCGGGCACCCGTTCTTTGCCCACTCTGCAAGCGTCTTTCTCGTTATGTCAAAAAAATCACATGCCTCTTGAGTCGATACCAGAATCACCGCATCACCTTACGTTTCTTGTCTGTGGAACGTTTTTTGTTTTTCCGTTTGCCGTCAAACTTTTGTCAACCAGCTTCATGTTACCCTGCTATTTTGTCAAAAAAGTGTGCAAAACATGCGGTTTGGATTGCCCGTATGGAGAGGCTCCCAGTAAGGACCCACAACCCATGCGGCTTTCAACTCCAAACCTAACACGAAGCGCCGCGTTCCTCATATGTGTGACGGCCTCCAAAACCGTCAATATTTTGACACCCCTCATCAAATCACCCCGTTTCTGTCGCGTGAAACTTATTGACATTTTTTGTCTACTTCCTCCTGTAAATTGTCACAATATTCTACCGCCTTCCTCAAAGACGAACCGACAAGCTCGCGATGCCGCTTTACTGCATGAAGTTTGCTTTTTGTTTCAAGCCATGTATTCAAAACCTCTTTACGAACCTTGTAATTTTTTAACACCTTCGGCACCCACCCAACATACCGAATTTCAAAACACAACACCCTCATCGTATCACCTCTCTTTCCATAATAGCTTGCCGCAAATACATGCAAGCGTCAAGCATTTCCTGATACGCATCCATGAGCGCATCCCTGCCATTGTTGGTTTTCAGATACGTTCCGTACTTTTCCCTGCCTACTTTCGCCCGATCCATCAGGTCGTGCATCACCTCGAATAAAACGATCTTGCCGTCTCCTGTCGGCTGAGTCTCCGGTGTCGCTGCGTCACTTGACCCGGGTACTTCCGCCGGGATATAATTTTTGCATCCCGAAACATCACACAATGCATAGTATAAACACCTGTTAAACATCACGTTAGGCTTGTCAAAATACGGACACCACTTATTCGCGCACGGTATAACTTTTTCAGTCCTTTTGTTTCCTCCTTCTGCTTCCCAGTCTCATGCCTCTCCGGCGGCAACCCGGTCGCCATGTTAATTATGCGATTACCCCGGCACAGGCTGCAATACTTTCCCCACATTCCAGACAGGTCGGTCTCGCCCCCCTCGCCTTCACACAATGGGCACATTTGCCAGTTCCCTGTTTCTTCCTCTTTTGACTCGTAAGGTTCGGTATTCGCCAAGGTTCCTTTCTCTGCTTCGATCCTCCACCGGCTCCCTGGTTTATGTTCTGCGTTCACGCTATACCCTTCACAAGCGAAAAACTTGATCATCTCTTTTGCCGTCTCTATCGAACATTCCATGTTAATGTTTATTTTTTGCATGTTGTCACCTCCCACCAAAGCACAAGCCTTGGTTCATATGCCCATCTTTTTTCCGTGTACCCGCGCGCTATCCCGCTATCCTCAGACAGCAGCGCATCGAGTATCGCCTTATCCACATTGTCCCTGTCCGGCCTCTGCCGGTGCAGCTTGCCGTCCATCTCCGCCTTTTTCTTTTTCGACCATGACCGTGGCATCGGGAAATATGCTGTCCAGGACAGGTTATCGATATCATCCGGTAATTGAACGGCCAGCCTGAGCGCATCCTTGAACCTGTAATAATCAACCACGCAGGGCCGCTTTGCCCATTTGTCCCGCTGCGTCATGCGCGGCTTGCCGATTGGTGTTATGGGTATTTCGATGCGGTACATCACTCAATCCTTTCGGTCAGCTTGTCAGCTACACCCATCAACTCCGCGACAGCCTTGTTGTTTTTATAATCCAGCATTTTCTGATCTGCTTCGTTCCTCTCAGCATGCGCCATGTACGCCTCGACAAAATCCTTTTTCCACCATTTGACCTCATCCTCCAGCACCGTTGGCGCCCATTTGTGATACGGCCACCTACGAGACATCAGGTGGCTTGTTATGGGATCCTCAAACCCCCCTGATGCTTTCCGGCCTTTTGACATGAGCGTGGCAATCACTTCATCCGCCTGAAGCTCCGCTCTGCTCTTTGCGCTTATCTGCGGCACCCCTTTCGACTCGATAACGTCAATGAACTCTTTTGTTGTCGGGACCGCCGGAAATGCCTTTTCCCGGTTTTTCAATAACCAGGTACCGGCCTGTGTAATTTCCTCAATCGAATACTCCTGAAGCGCCTGGAATCTCATCCTTAAGCCATCTTTTGACAATTTGCCGCCGAAATCCTCCGCGACACCCCACATGACGGTTGCAAACTTTTGTCTTATTTCTTTTGTATCATCCACAAAAACCTCCTTCGCTTATAAACTCAGAGCATGCCCTGGCATTTTCCTCCGACCTCCCGCCCCGTATCGGCTTCTTTTCTTTTTCAAACGAATTGGCTATTTTCTGAAATTTTGTGCGGGGATCGTCCTTATCCTTCTTTCTCAGCGACGCCAGGGAAAATAAATTGCCGGACCAGAAATGATCCTTAACCGCCCATAAAAGGACATCACGTATATATTCAAGATCAAAGTCGTCAATCCTGATAAGCTGGTCAACGACCTTGCAGCTATTTTCAAACAATCCGTCCGCCTTCGGTGCCAGCTTCGGATATGTTTTGTTGATGTAATGAATAAAATTCTGACATAGATTTTTTATGTCAGCAGACCTCTCGGGAGTATTATATTTATATAATACTCTTTCTATTGTACTAGTTTCTATTGTGGGGGTACTATCGTTCACCCTTTTTTGACGTCTTTGTTCACCGGTGAACATTTGTTCACCCTTTTTTTTGGTCTTTGTTTTCCATGTATCATAGTGTTTATTAAACAAATATTCATTTAAGGGTGAACCACGCTTCACCCTTTTTGAAGGGCGGAAAAAAATGATTTTTTTATCAAAAAGTGACGCGCGGGCCTGTTTTATTGCTCTCGGCGTGAACCCGGTGGCCTCCACAAACTGGCTTGTAGAAATAGCATCCGTCGTTTTGTTAAACCCCCAGGTCTTAGATATAATCGTCAACACAACACTCATCTCCGTTGTCGGCAGTTGGGCCCTTATAAGAGCGTCCAGCACATAAGAATTGATTTGCCGGGTACCATCCTCTCTCTGGGGGTTTATTTTCGAGTTTTTTTTCCACGGGTTTTTCATTGCTTTTAGATTGACTCCGGCAAAAGATCCCTGTCCTGTAATGCTACCCGAATTTCTTTATAAACATCCTGGTCAAGTAGACGGCTGTTTGTTAATGCTTTTCTGTTGCCGCTTTCAATCTGTTGTTGAACCACATTCGCGAATGTATTACAGCATCTTTCATACTGAGCGCGTATATAAACAGGCTGACTGCTCAACCACTCTATCTGTTCCGCCCGATATTCTTGATCCGAGTGCATAATAAACCAACCAGAAATGCCAGATGAATATTCAGCGTCTATCCTGCCCGTTTTTTCGTTTATATATCCTCGTCCATATAGAAATTCAAGGTTTTCATATTGGAGATTCGCAGCTTTTTTGTTTATAAAATCGCTCTTCATGATGCTTGTCATGGCCCATGTCCTCGGCTCCGGCCACTCCATACAATACCCAAACTTGCGCATCTGAAAATCAAGGTCCATTTGAGAGGGTTTTTTTATGCCGGCGTGCTCTAAAATTCCTTTTTGCAAATATTCCGGGGCGCTTTGCCAGTGCCGCCCCTTGCCCCATAAAAGCTGGCCCTTTGACAGCCATGTAATGTACGGGTAGAGGTAAACTTCGGTATCAAGAACGTGCTGAATCATACCCGAAACGATTTGTTCCATTGTTAAGTCATGGCTTAATGTCGATAACTCCTTCTTCCTTGTCCCATTTTTCTCTTTTTTCTCGTTCGCTTTCATAGCTTATTTCCTTTCCAGGATTGATTAAGGTTTGATAGACCCTGTTCAGGTCTACCCCAAGTTTGTGAAATTGCCAGATAAAACCCGGCCCTTTCATTTTTATAGCTTTAATCCAGACCTCATCGCCTCTTTCGGGATCAATGTTCCCATCCGCGTAATGGTGAAGCTCCTCCAACACTCCAACCAGCCTGTCGTTTAATCTTCTGAGTCTGCTCTTTTTGGGCAACTGATCAACAAATTCCTTTCTTTTTTCCGGGTTATGGCCGGTTTTATTCAATGCCCTGCGAGTATCTTCAAGGTCACGATTTGTAATTTCACCGGATTCAATAGCTTGGTTGATCTCTTTCAGCTTCTCCTTTGTTTCGGGTTTGGTGGTGGGGCTGGATTCTGTAACTAAATTTTTAGTTGGCCGCAGTCCCCCTTGGCTTGTTTTTGTGTAGGATAAGCCATACTTTTGAAACCAGTTTATTGGCGTCCTGTCTGAATACCCACACTGCTCACAGAACCGGCCCCAAGTCCAGCCCTTCACTTTTTTGTTGACGATCATTTCGTGAGCAATCCAAAATTCCATAATGATATCCTCAACTGCCGGCTTGAGCTTCTGCACTCTGTTTGAAATATCTGTTATTTTTTGGATAGCCTGCTCAGGCGTCCACTCGTTTGTTCCCGGTAAAGACGGCTCCCGTACCGATTCAGGCAAAAAAACATCTTCCATTATGGCCTCCTTCCCACGCCATGATTTGCCATGACAACCCAGGGCAGCGCACCGAGTGTTGGCACGGGAAGGAAATCCTTGGGAACGGATCAAAACCCCACCCGATGCGCTGTTCTGAATTGTCATGTAATTGGTTCAAGTTAGACTCCTTTCAGCGGTACCAATCGCCATTTCTACCATCATATCACCCGTAATCGTTCTGTCAAGTGTGTTTCTCATTATCCCGCGCAATACACCGGCAAGCCGGTTGTTTTTTGTATTTCAGCCTTGAACACATCCGGGTCTCCATTGCCGGTGCTGATGTGTATCAGATGTATTTCACGCGCCCGGCTCATGTCTTGCGCCCGGAAAAACGCCTTGACGTTTTCCAGCTCAAAATGGCTTTTCACGATCCGGTTCCTTACGGCCGCCGGCGTCCTCCCGGACCTGATGTTCTCGTCAAGGATTTGCCGGGAATAATTGCACTCAATCATGTAATAACTCACGCCGCGAAAACGATATCGGCAATAAAAAGAGTCAGTAATGAACAACAGTTTTTCACCAGAAACCCTGCTTTTAATGAGAAACCCGACGGGCTCCGCTGCTTCGTGCTGTGTTGAAAACGGCAGAACATCGAATGTCTCTATCGCTACTTTTTTGAGCGGTTCTATCAACTTTATGCGATGGCCGGAGACCCTCAATTCGTTGCGGGTGCCCTCGGTCATATAGCAGTCAACACCGGCTTTCATGATGTTTTTTACTGCTTTGGAGTGATCGCCGTCTCAATGTTCATGAGAAATCAAACACGCATGATTCTCATGAACCGTAAAACCCCCTTTCTCCCTTATATTGCGGATGGGAATGCCGCACTCGATCATGATCTTTGTTTTTGAATCGTCAATGATGTAGCAGTTGCCGGTTGAACCGGATGCTATGATTTTGATATTCATCAGTGCCACCATAAAAATATTTCTGTGTCCGGTGGCAATACGGAAAGGTAAGCCGCAACCGCAGTATTCTTGCAGCTCAAGATATCGTGATCCATCATTACATCCGCCATGAGTTTTGCGCGTGTGCTTTTTATGGGCTCTCCGTAAGCATCGGTGGTTGTGTGCTCGATACCATCGTCAGAGTACCATAAGAGTTTTCTGCCCTCTCCTAACGGCACAAGCCCTGCTTTGTCCTTAAGACTATCGAATAGGCCATAACTCCTGTCCAGGCGCATTCGCTCATACGCAAGCGGCATTTCATCGTTAAACCCAAAGCAGCTGACAATTATTGTTAAATCCACTCCCATGTCTTGCCTCCTTTCATTATAATTTCCTTTCTAATGACGGGGATCATCGGCACCGGCCCGGCGCATCTGCCTAAACGGATGGTTGGTTGTCGACAATCTCAACTTCAAATCCCCGTAATGCGAGTTTTTTATCGGCCGGATTTTCAATATTAACAATTTCCCGCGTCATCATTGCTCCAATGCCAGGATATCGCTTTTTAAAATCACGTTTCCATCGATATCTTTTGCCCCCGATAATCCCGATGTCATCCGATGTCATGTCCCATACATTTTTTTTCATGTTCATGCCCTCCGATAACGGTTGAAATAACCGGCACTGTTAAGCGTCCGGTTTAGTGGTTGGTTAGCCGCTATTTTCGCTCAACTTATGATCTCCACACCAGTCCAATTCAAACACGACCGGGAAACCGCTCATTGTTGGTGCATGACGGCGGCAGCGGCCCATTGATCCACGTTCAGCCTCTTGTTTACTGATATCGCGCATCGGTTCGTCTTCGAGGCTTTCTCTTTTTTGCTTTTTCACAAACCATATACATGTTCTACATTTCATACCTTCGCTTCTATGTCTCCAATTGTCCATTTTAAAACTCCTTTCGTTGTTGGTTTATGCGGCTAACGGTTAGTTAGGCGGTGCGCTTTTTACCACAGGCATCACACACCACCCCTTCAAACTTGTTTGTTGTCGGTGGATATGGATATTTGCACCGGCAATAAGCATCCGCTTGAACGGCTGGTTGGGAAGCGTATCCCAATCGAGCCTCTAAATGATTGCAATACGCCTCAAGATCATCAAAATATTTATCTCGCTGTGAGCTCGGGTAATCTAAAATATCTGGCCTTTTCATTTAAGCCTCCTAACGGCTAAAATGAGCGGTGCGGTCGCCTACCCGCATCCGCTCGATTGGTTTGTTATGCCCCGGCAATCAGAAATCCGGCCCGTCTGTGCCTGTCGCCGCCTGCGCCTGCTCCTCGGCCTCGATGGCGGCTTTTTCCTCGTCCGTCATATCAGGATCATCGGGTGCGCTGCTATCGGTTTCCGGGCCGGTACCGGGCTCCGGCTTTATGTCGATATAGTCCTGATTGGCGTTTTCCTGTATTTCTGCCTCGGCGTCATGGTCCGCCTGGATATCGTCTGAATGCCGCACGGCTTTGATTAGCAGGTTTGAGTCACTGCTTGAATTGATGATCGGCTTGCACGCCCGGTTGATCACGGTCTTTTTTGCCATGTCAGCGGCGAACTTGTCATGCGTGGAGTCCTTCTTGATGCTTCCGTCTTTGTTAACAGGGTACATTTTTGACTGTTTCCACGCCTGCTTGATCTCATCGAACGTCATAATCTCGGTCTTTTTGACCTGCCCGTTCTTGTCCGTGATTATGCAGTATGCGGCCTTGATCTGCTTGCCAACGTTATCGATATCCTGTTCATGGTCCGTTATGGCCTTCCGGCCTTTGTCAATCTTGTACCGGAACGTATCGCCCTCATAAACGACCTCAGCCACTATGTCATTAATGGTCGAATCCACCATTTTTGCAACTGACATGCTGCCGAAATATGACCGCTGGCACACCAGCTGATTGCCGTACACGACAAAGTAGCACTGCTTTTTTGCCGGGTTCAGGGCCTGAACGACCATGTACAGCAGGGCGTTTGCGATGCTCTCTTTGGTGCAGACGTCCAGGGCGGGCGTGCTGTTCTTATCTTTCGTCTCCTGGATGATCAGCCATGCGGATTTCATGGCATTCTCGGCGCTGTAATTGTCTGGCAGATGAAGCTGGCCGGTCTCGTGAAACGACCGCACCCTCTGCGCCACAACGTCCACTGTGTCCTTTTTCATGATTGCTTTTGTGTTTTTCTCCGCCATAATAAAGACTCCTTTCTTGTTTATGATGCTCTCTTGGTTTGTGCCGCTTGGGATACGTGCAGAACATTATATCCATCGGCAACGATCAGACAGATCACCTGTGATTCTATCGGCACAATACTTGTCGTCGACTCGGCGTTGTCAATCCAGATCGGCCCCCGGAATCCGTAATGCCTTGATAATGCGTCGATTATGTCGATACCGACATTCAGCCGGGCCCCGTTGTTGAGGCCATGATTATACGGCACACCGTTATATATGGTCTCGCAGGTCTCTTTGATGCCCTCGTTAATTTGCGTCTCGAACAGTTTGAAGCGGGCCAGCTTGAAATGATCGTTGATCTTGCCCTCAAGCATCTCAACCTTTTTGACCACGAACCGCTCGATCAGGTTCATCTCGCCCTCAAGCCGCTCGTACTCGGCCGCCAGGTCTTTTTCCCTCTGCTCAAGTGCCTGTATCCGGTCCCTGGATTTTTGCGCTGCCTGATAAGCCGCCTCGTCTCTGGCAATATCCGCGATGCCCTGTTCGAGCTCCGTGATCCGCCGCTTGATGTCCCGCTCTTTGATGGCCGTGCCGTTCCGGATGGCGTCCAGCTCCATCTGGAGGCTGCTCTTTTCCTTTTCAAGGGCAGAGGTATCAGCCTCTTTCGGTGCCACAAGCTTATCCCTCTCCGCCGCGATCTCTTTTTCGATCCGGGCACGCTCCTCTTTTGCCGCGGCAAGCCCTTTTTCCTCCGCCGGGATGGCTTCAGTCTCCTTGTACTCGACCTCATCTTTAAGGGCCTTGCCTTTTCGGTTGATATCCTCAAGCAGGCGCGCCTTGTTTGTGTTGAAGTTTTCGACGGTTTCCTGCACGGCATCTTCCGGCAGCGACTGCCCACAGGTGGGGCATGTATCATCAACGTCAGGCGCATTGCTCTTAACGCTGATGTATTCCTGCCTCAATCTTTCCATTTCCGCCTTGGCGCTGCGGACTTCCTCTTTCAGCCTGGCGATTTTTTCCTCGTGCTTGTACAGGCTTGTGCCGGACATCTCAGCCTCAAGCGCCTGTATCCGGTTGCGGACTGCCTGATTGTCCGCCTCAGCACCGTCAAATGATTGCTTTTTCAGTTGAGATATTTCCGTGTCGATCTCGGCTATGCGCCGCCGCTTTTCCTGCTCCTGTTCGCCGGTATGGATAGAGTTGAAGCGTGCCTTTTCCTTTTCAAGCAGACTATACAGGCGGTTTTTCTCTTTTGCGTCCGGCGCGGGCACATCCATCTCAGACTTGTGCTCGTCAATCCGGGCCGGGATTTGCTTCAGCTCGTCATTGATTTCCCGCTGCTTTGCCTTCACCTTTTTCCGATGATCATCAATGCCGCCACCGTTGAGGATGTCGGACAACGCTTTTAGATTCTTGTCAGAGTCGATCACCTCCTGATCCGGCACGTCTCCGCACATTTCGAGCAGGATGGCACGCCGCTTTTCCCAGTGCATGCTATTGAACGCGAGCGGGTCCGTCACCAGATTGAAAACACCGGCGTCGATGATCTCATTGACAGCGGCATCAAAATCTTTTTTCTTGGCCGGCACATCATTAACGAAATAATCGGTTGTGTGACCGGTGAACTCAGCCCTGGCAGCGCCCCTTTTTTTGGTCCATTTTTCTTTGTACCGCTTCATCAAAATGGTGTCTTTGCCGTTGTAGTCGATTCGGGCTTCAACCTCTGTGTCCAAATTATGTATTTCGGCCCCGGATTCATCAACCGGCTTGATCTGAAAATCAGCCTTTCCGGTACTGTCCTTGCCGAAAAACAGCCAGCAGAAGGCGTCCTGCAAGGTCGTCTTGCCAGTCGCGTTGTCACCATATACGCCCGCGTCCCGGCCTCCCGGCTCAAAGGCGAACTCTTTAATGCCTTTGAAGTTTTTCAGCCGCAGCCTGTAAAGATTTAATACATTCATGCCACCCCCTCCTCCGCCGGCCTCTCGAACAGATCCTGTTCTACCTCGTTGGCCGTGATGTTGACGGTGTCTTTAATTTTAACGCCCTTTACAAAGGTGAGATCGCTCTTTATGTCAACCTCTCCTCCCCTTTTGCCGGGTGACAACCTGACCTTGAATGTCAGATCAAGGGCATCCGGTGTTAATGTGTACGCGCCATCGATTTCGGTAATATAATCGTCAACCAGTCCCTTAACTGTATAGACGATCATGTCCCGGATGTTCTCTCCTATCATGCTACCCCCTTTCGGTTAATGTTGATTGCTTTGCCGCCATATGCTTCCTCAGCCACCATCGTACTTGCGCCTCGATAGTGCGCTCCTCCTCCGCCGCAACCCTCTCAATGCGCTCGTAAACCTCCGGGCAGTCTGTTAGGTCAATCGTTATGATCTTAACCTCTGCCTCGCCCTTCTCGGCTTTCGGCTTGCCGCTGTTGGTCAAGCAAATTTTACTGGTCATCTCTTCACACTCGGCATTGGTTATTTTCGCCGCTGGTGCCGGCCGTTCATATTCCATCGCGTTTTCCGGCTCTTTCCCCCGGCATTTCAGACAATCCTTTGTCAGGCCGTCAATGGCCCGATTGGCCCGCCCGAAATGTTCAAGGTCCGGCGGGTACATCTTGCCGCATGTCTCGCATTTTTTTAATTTCGTGGTCGGCACTTCTGTTGCCGACGGCACTGATTTTGCCATAGCTTCCTCCCTCTCTATTAGTTTTGGCAGGCGGGTTAAACAATCCCGACAGCCCTCGTAAAAACTTTCCTGTGCCCCGGAATTACCCCAGTGCTTGCTGCCACCTTGCCTATTTTTTTCATCATGGTCCTTCAGCTTTTTCATCCGCGCTATGCACGTGCTGACTGAATGCGTCGCCTTGTATTTTTCGCAGTGGATCATCTACGGATACATAAAGTTGTTGTAAGCCCTGATGCTGGCCGGGTTTTTGTTCTCGCGGATGTCTTTACGCAGGGCCTTCAGGCATTTTCTGACATAAGTATCCGGGGCGAAACGGATGCCAAGCCAAGCTCGCTGCTTTGCCCTTTGCAGCTCCCTCTTTTTGATTTTGTGTTTGTTTCTGGATAAATAACGCCTTGCTGTTTTTGGTTTCATCGCTTCCTCCTTTCAAGTTTGTTTTTTGCCTCCGCCTTCTTCGCCGCCCTAACCGCCTCACTATCCACGACCTTGACCGGCGGCCTCGGCTCGATCGGGCTGCCGCATGGCCGCCATGCCGAATAGCCATGATCAACGCATGAGCTCAGACTGACCGGGCAGATCGACCGGAGATAAGCGCAGTTGCCACAATGTTTGATCATGTGCCCCCCTTTGTACTCTCAACCTTAAACTCAACCACCCACACCCAAGGGTTGTCCTCCCATGAACAGCCCGGCTTTTTGCCGTTGATAAAACTCCAGAGCATTTTGAACCGAGCTTTCAAATGATTCACTGCATCCTGTCCGCGCAAACTGCTCGACAACCCTTCCGAAATACAGTCTTCCGCCGTTATCTCCTGTACCCGCTCAACACGGATATGCGTTATTTCAAGCGTAACGCGGGACGCCCATTTCGGCATAAATATTGAAGACCTTTTATTCCACCAATATGGACACCCCTTTTTATCTGTTGCAGGCGCTTTGTCTGTCGCAATATATTGGACACGATCCACAGGCCATTCAGTCCAATATTTCAACGGGACTTTCCCGCCGCAGCCACGAATTGCCCATGTCTCTCGCACCCAGAGAAGTTGATCAGTATCGGAGTAAGGACATTTCATATAATTGTCTTCATGTATACAGTCGTAATCCTGCCACCCTATCGGCCATCTTGTTCCGTCTTGAAATTTTGCGATATCAAAACCTATCCTGTGCTTGACCACCCTGCGAGTCATTGTTTTACGCCCGTCAAGGATGGCCCGGATACTTTCGCTGTTAAATATTATTGGTTTCACGTTGCCTCCATCTCTACTCTTGAATCATGCTTTCAAATTCCGCCCATGCCCTGACACCTTCCCATTGTCCGACCTGCCGACCGTCCATAATATCCAATGCGGAGTCTATAAAGCCTTTGATCTGCTCATCCGTCATAATGTCAGCCGCAGTAGCAATGAGTTCCTTGGCCCATTGTCTGTGTTCATCCCTTGTCATTCGGCCCTCTCTCCCCACATTTCCAGATGCACCAAGTTGTCAAAAACAGGCAAGTAAAGCGCCTCACGCGCTCTCTTTATCTCCGCAAGCGTGCCCTTACTGTTCTCCCATCCCGGCACCAGGAATAATGCGTCCGATACTTCCAGCCATGCCATTGAGTATTGATAAAACTGCTCAACGGTCAGCTCGCGGTGCCACAACTTGATCGCAAAATCCTTGTCGTGCCAGGGACAAAAAGGTGCCATGCCGAGCGCAAAGATTTCAGCGGCGTAAGACTCGCCCTTGCCGATGTTTTGTAATACGTCAATCACGTTGTCTGCGCTATAAGCGCCGGCTATGTAGATTCGTTTCATGCGAAAAGCTCCATCTCACTTATCCGATCACCGGATCCGTCATAGATGCTCTCCTGATAGAACGCCCGCAGCTCCAACTCCTCACGTTCGTACCGGACACACTCTTTCCAGCTATAAAACTGTTCAGAACACAAGCACGCCGTCCTATGAGCACAGTCAATGTGCGAGCACGGCTTGCCGCGTTTTTTCTTTGGCACGATCTCGCCGGACTTGACCTTTCGGGCATACTCTCTGGCCCGTCGGCGCTTTGTGTTGTCGTATTGTCGCTTGTGGTTATACTGACATTCAGGACACCGGACGCGGTATCCCTTCCCTGCGTCCGTGAACTCTTTTCCGCAATCCTGACAGCGGTACTTTTTCGTCTGCATATAACCCTCATGACAGATCGGGCAGCGGTAGCGCTTTTTTGTCAGTGTCTTATCTTGTGACTCATGACCGCAATCGTATATGTAGGATATAAACATCAGGAATCCTCCATCTCAATTTCGATTGCTGTGGCGACAAGGTCTACGATGATCCTGTATCCAGCAGCTTTCCTGGCCTCCTCAGCGGTTTCCCACGAAGTCCATATGTGATTATCATACAAATTAACATACCGCTTCACCTTCCTGACCGGGTTTTCTTCTCCGATCACCTTGACGTTATGGCCGTGGAAAAGAGAAGGATGGTTGTCGGTCTCTTCATATCTCCCGCAAAGCGTATAAGAAGGCCTGATAGGCATTTTGTTTTTGTATCCGAAAAACGCTACTATCGGATATGTTGAGTCTCCATCAATCTCTTCAATCAATCCTCTGCCAATGCGAATATCCGTCACCTTGTCGCCTACCTGAAAATCTTTGTCTTTCATTTCGGTTTCCTCCTTTACGCTATCTTTTCTTCAGTTATTTTAACAATCGCCATGTGCGGATCTTGGGCAACCGCCGCCCAGAACGCCTCCCTTGCCGCTTTCTCGGTTAAATAGTAATCAATCGTGACCCATTTTGGAACACCACCAACAAGCTCAACCCTTTGCATTATTTTATATTTAATTAGTTTATCCATTGTCCTATCTCCTTTTTTTATTTTTAATGTCACAATCCACCTGCTCCAGTATATCTGCGCCGGGGTCTGGCAACATCGGGAATCCGATACAAACGTCCTCTTCCCCTATTACAACATGAACCCCGTCATCATCTCTTGTGTATTCAATCTCTGCGCAATACTCAGTGCAAAGCGCGGACAGCTTATTAATAAATTCAGTCATCTTGCCGGTCATCTTTTCATTGCCTCCTTGACCTGATAATCCACCACCGTCTCCGGCACCTGCTCTCGCAAAATCACGCCGTGCCTGACCACCTGCGTATAATGTCGCTCCAGCCGTTGCAGCCGTTGGTAGTCCTGATAGGCCGTGTTGTAGAGGCACAGGCCGAGGACAGCGATTAGCAGCAGTAGAGCGGTTATTATGGCGGTTGGGCGGGTCGTTTGCATGTTTGGTTATCTGATTTCAAATAGTCTTTTAAAGCCTTCCACTTTTTTGTTTTGCCCGGCCGCATGGCCACAGTCATATGCTTTGTTTGCAAATCGCAGGGCGACAATTATCTGGTGGTCAGTCCATTCTTGCGGAACTGATAACAGTATATCCCCGTCGCACGTCATAAGCACAGCCTGCCCTGGATGGCTTTCAAGGTCGCGCTCTATATAGCAATCTTCCTCATATGCGTATTTTTCCATTATGCCTCCTTTGGCAAATAACGATTAAAATCAGGCTTCGTCTCTATATTATCAATAATGCCGCGAATAACAACACCGGAAATATTGCCATCTCCATCGTAATCTATTACAATGCCTTCAACAGCGCATATACTGTTTCCGTCTCTGTCGTCAATCTGCACAGAGACTGGTACATCTTCCATCGTTTCGGTATAATCATTATAATCATAAATATATCGGAACACTCTTATTAATTTTGTATGAAATTCTTTTAAAGTCATTACTCTTTCCTTTCCCGCCCGTAGCGGTTGGGCGGGCCATTTCTACATCACAAACATCATGACGGTAAGCACATACACGACCGCCAGCATCAGAATGATCCCCGCCGCGTATGCCAAGCACTTTGCCAGTCCCTTAATCATTTCCATACCTCCCTCCTTTTTGGTTGTGAGAAAGCCCGGAT